GCTGAATTACTAATGAATGGACGACATTATCATATTACATATATATTAACAATGCAATATCCTTTAGGTATTACACCTGAATTAAGAGGTAATTTTGATTACATATTTTTAATGGCAGATAATTTTCAATCTAATCTTAAACGTATGTATGATCATTATGCAGGTATGTTCCCATCATTTGATTCATTTAGACAAATTTTCCAAGAATTAACTAAAAATTTTCAAGCTATGGTTGTCATTAATCGAGGTAATAATGCCGAGTTTTTTGAACAAATTAAAGTATATAAAGCTCCAAATATTGATAATGTTAAAATCGGATGTAGTCAATTTAGAAAATATCATGAAGAAAATTATGATAATGATTGGAAAAAGAAAAAACAACAGTTTAATTTTACTGAATTTGTTATGAAAAAGAAAAAAGATAAAACTGCATTAGGTATCACATTAAATGATAATAATGATGAACAATTACATAATTTCAAATAAAAATTATATTTATTATATAATAATGAATAAATATACATTTATTGTTAATGAAACTGATTATAAACACAATATAATACATCCAAAATTAGAAATTATTCGATCTTTAATTATTAAACATTTTATTAATAGATTTCACAATATTATTAATAAATACAAATCAATTAATGAAATTAATTCTGAAGATATAATATTACGTTTTATTTGGAAAAATATATCATCAAATGATCCAGTATTACCATATACCAATTACAATTTAAAACAATTAATTGATGATTTACATAGATTTGATTTGGATCCAAAAATTATTCTCAATGAATTAAAATTAGACAAATTAATAAAAAAATATAATCAAATTTTTGATTTACATTATGATAAAATTAAAAATAAAAATATATCAAATATTATTATAACAAACAAAAATAATTGTCTTTTATATAAAAATTATAAAATTTGTTATAATCGTCATATATATAAACAATTAGATAAATTTTATAATAATAAATTTATTAATAAAGATGTTTTATTTTTTTGTTTATTATACCGATATAATTATATGGAAGCCATAAATCAACAATTATCTATTCCATATAGTATTAAACAAAAATTAAAAGATAAATATAATGTCAATTTTGAATTATTTGGTTCTGGTATTAATAGATACTATGATAATTATTGTTCATTGTTTTATGATTTAGAAAAATATTTTGGTTCTATGGGTAATTTTTTTAATATTGAGTTAATTGAAGGATTATACTTTGCAAATCCACCATTTGATGAAGATATAATGGCAAATATGGCTATTAAATTATTAGATTCACTTAAAAAAACAAATAAACCTCTTGGATTTATTATTAATATTCCTATGTGGGATTATAAAATATCAATTGAAATAAAAAATAAATGTAATACTCCAGTTGCATTCAATAAACCATATCTATGTTACGATCTTTTGAGAAAATCAAAATTTTTTTATAAAGAATATATTTATTGTAAAAATGAGTTCAAATATTATAATATTAAAAAAGATAAATATGTTCCTGCAGTTAATACATTTATTATTATAATTAAAAATAATTTATTAAATATAAATGATTTATCTCAAATAATTAATTCTAAAAATGTTAATTAAACTTGTGATATAAAATATTTATTTATTGCTTCTTGTTTTCTAAAATCAACATCATTTACTGATGCTATCCATGGCGATGGTTGTGTAAACATTACATTAAATATATCCGTTACACTTACTTCATTTGTTTGTTCATTCTCGAATGTTCTTGGAATGTATCTATAAATTATTCGTTCTTTTTGACAATAATTTGAATCTTTAACAATTGCTATTGTTATCATTAATATACCTATAAATAATATTAGTAATATTATTATTTTATTCATTATATATTTATCAAATAAAATAAATAAAATAAAATTAGTCATATAACCCATTTTAAATTAGTCATATAGACCATTTAAAAAATCAATTATAGGTTGTAATTGTGGAAAACATATTTTTTCTTTATGATCTTCATGACTACAATTTGTTTGAATTATGTGAAATCTGTTTGTTTCATATAATGTTCGAATACCTAAAATATCATTTTGATATGCATATGTGTTTTCTCTTGGTACATACATAACTGTTTCATTTATATATTCATATAAATCATACATTGGACTACCATATGGACTAATTACAGTATCATTTGTTGAATAAACTGTCATATGATTTTTTAATTTTAACATTTGTTGTTTGTTCATAACACTATCAATTGTAAATAATTCATTATTTGCTTTTGCAAGAAATTCAGAATTAAGTAAATAGGTTAGATATTTTGTTGGATCTCGATAATATCCAGCAAAGGATAAATGTTTTTGTGATTCTTCTGAATAAAAATCAATTAATTCATTTATACTATTATTGGGATAATATATTCCACTATTTGGTGTAACTATTGTTACAAAATATCTAACATTTAACCATTTACAATTTTGTATTAATCCTTTCATAATTAACCCACCTTGTGATAAACCCACAAAATCCAATTGTTCTGCATTCCGTATATCTTTATTAAAATACATCAATGTACATAAATCATTTATTTGATCATATAATGGTGTAATACTTGCTATCTTTTCAAATATCCCATATTCTAAATTAATAAATTGTCTATCTGTTCCATTACTTACAAATTCTGCAAAATCATTCAATAATGTTGTATTACTAAATATTCCATGAATCCCTACGATCGGAATATTTGTTGAATCATTTAGACCATTTATTACTATAAATAGTGTTAAAAATATACTAATGGTAATCATCTAATAATTATTATAATTATTAAATCATTAATTGTATTTATTTAATAAATCATTTTTTTTCATATTTAGTGGATAATGCAAATTTTTTATGCATTTGATGCCTGTCTTTTTTTAACTAATGAATCATATAATTCTTGAATTTTATTAATATTTTGATCAATTGTTGATACATTCTTTTCAGCCTCTTCTACTGCTTTCTCATTGTGTTGTATACGTTGTTGTTCTTGTTTAGCAGTTTCTTCTTTTTCTTGTAAATTTGAAGGTGTTTCTTCTTTTTGTTTTTGTACAACAGAATCTTTATAATTAGTTAAATCTTGTTGTACCTTTTTCTCTTCAAGCTTTCTACGTAAACGATCTCGTGTTTTATCCTTATTATGATTACGTCTATTTCTTTCTTCAACAATTGCATCCTGTAATAATTCACTCTTTCTTTCAGCTTCCATCGCTTTTGCTTTTGCTTGACTTGCTTTATAATCTTTCATCAATTTATTTAATTCTTTCTCTCGATATTCTTGATCTGGTACTGAATTTGGATCTGGATCTTGTGCTAACCATTTACCCACTTCACCTACAAAAATATGAAAATCTGGATCTTCCTCTTGTAAATCTTTTGCTCTTTTATCAGCTTCTTCTTTTGTCGAAAAAACACCTCTTACTTTTACACCACGAATTTTACAATTTCTCACTCCTTCTGGGGACAAAAATGATAAACATACCCAATTTTGTCCTGGTAATGGTTTATCTTCAGTTAAATAATCGATTTCTTTTGTCATTATGTTTATTATTATATTAATAGTAAAATCTTTAAATCAGTTAAACGAAATATTTCGTTATTATTGTTATATAATAAATATTTTGATTATCATAAGAAATATTATTAAAAATAATAAATTAACTAAAAATAATTAAATTATAATATTAAATGGACGGCACAAAAGGCCAATGTAAATCATCACAAATATTTTTCCATATTTTATCTTGTAATCGTAATTTTTCTCTGCTTTTTAATAAAGGAAAATAACTGAGAAATTCATCCATACCCAATAATTGAAAAAATTTATGTAAAACATAAGAATAAGATAAAAAATTAGTTCTATCTTTTGGACAATATTTTGCAAATGGTTTTTGAATTTTTTTAAACATATTTTTTATTTCATCTTCTACATCAATATTTAATGTAGGTGCAGGTCTTCCTGTTATTTTTGAAATTATATGAGGTATATGTTCATAATATTGATTTAATCTTAATTTTTTTAATATATTTTTCATTTTAACAAAAGCAATTGATGTTGTATTTGTTTTTGTTTTTCTTATTTCTGCCATAATTTCATTATATATTTCATTTGGTATTTCTGTTGATTCTTTTGCTTGAAATTGATTTAGACATTCTATTAAATGATTTACTCTTTTATAAGGGTATGCTGGTTTTTCATTTCCTGATTCTTTATAATTTGGTATTTCACTTTCTATAATAACATAATCAACTAATCCACAATATAAACAATTATAACTCCCCTCTGATTGAATTAATGTCATTTCTTTACCACATGTATTACACCACCTTATTATTCCAGTTTTTTTCTTTGGAACATAATTTTTATCGATAATTGACATATATTCGTCAAATAATGATGCTTTATTTGAAACAAGTTTTTCAACTGTTGTAGGTAAATTTTCTGATTCTGTTGGTGAAGTATTTGTTTCTGTGTTTGTTTTTGAATCAAAAAAATCTAATATACATTTACTACTTGCTTGTTCCCCGAATTTTTGTCTCTTTTTTGTTTCTTTTTTTATTTTTCTTGTTTGCTGACTTTGTTCATTTAATTCAACTAATTTTGTTGATATTGTTTCTGTATTTTCAGTCAAAGATATATTTTTACTATCAGAATCAGTTTTATTATTTGATTCATTATTATCTGAATAATTATCATCATTTGTATTTCCATTTGTTTCAAATATATCATAATAATCCAATAATATTTGTGTTGTTTTACTATAATATTCCATTTCTGAAGAAAAATTTGTTATATCATTTATTTCTTCATTTAATTGATTAATTTGTTCTCTCATTTGTATTTTTTTTTCGATATCTTCGGATGTTAAATCAACAGTATTTTTATTATTAATTTTTGCTATTTCTCCATTCAAAATTTCTATTTTTTTAATTTTTAATGGTAATAATTTTTTGTTATTTTCAAAATTAACTTTTATTTTTTGATGAGTTTCATCTAATGTACTAATAGTTGTTTTGTATTTTAATCTATTGGGTTTATATCGAAATGCCATTCAAATAATATTATTGAAGATTATATTATACTCTTTATATCCTTAAAAATATAAAATTAATATGTGTATTATTTGTCAAAATACGGCAAAAAAAAATAAAATTATGTAAGTATAAATAATATTTTGATGCGTTTTATAATTCAAGTGAGAGTAAAATAATTAGTTATTTTATTAATAAACA